GGACTATCACATTCTGATCTCAGTTGATAAAGATGACCAAAGTATGTATCCTCTTCCGGTATTAGATGGTAACCATACCTTTGTAGTGGGTAACAGTAAGAATAAGATTGATGCTATCAACAGAGACATTAATGAGTTCGATTATGATTGGGATATTCTTATTAATATGTCTGATGATATGATCTTCACTAAGAAGGGATTCGATGATATTATTCGTGCTGAATTTTACAAAGACTTTAACCAGTACATTCACTTTAACGATGGTAATCAGAAAGACAATGTATGTACAATGCATATCGTTGGAAGAAATTATTATGACAGATTTAAGTACATTTATCATCCCGATTACATATCTTTATGGTGTGATGTTGAGAATGACATTGTAGCGAAGCAGTTAGGATGTTATAAGTACATGGGTGATAACCTTAAACTATTTAGACATCTGCATCCTGCATGGGGGTTAGCACCTCAAGATGCATTAAGTATCAAGACAGAGGATAGAGCGTTATGGGTAGCAGATGAGATTACATTTAATAAACGTAAAAAAATAAACTTTGGACTATAAACTATCAATCCTCATCCCTACATTACAGTCAAGAGAAGCTACACTACTCAAGACTGTTAATCTACTCAATAGACAGATAGTAGATTGCAATGCATTTAAAGACATTGAGATAGTTATCGATACAGATAACAGAGAAACACCAACAGGAGAAAAAAGGAATAGACTAATAGAAAAAGCAAAGGGTAAGTATGTTGTATTCTTTGATGATGATGATGAACCTTTGGAATCCTATATATTTTTAATCATGTGTGCGATTGACAATGATCCTGATGTGATTCCTATCAATGGGTACATAACTACCAATGGTCATAGCTTAGTTCATTGGGATATGGGATTAAACTTTAACTATGGATCAAAAGTAGTTGATGGCAAATTAATTTATGAAAGATTCCCTAATCACCTTGCACCAATGAAAAAAGAACTGATTAAAGACTTTAAGTTCTTACCGATAACTATCGGTGAGGATTACGAATGGGCAAAGAGAATACACGATGCGAAAGTATTAAAGACAGAGCAGCGAATAAAAACACCGATTTATCATTATAAATTTATACAAAATAAATAACCATGTACTCTCAGAATCAAGAAGAACTATACATCCTTAATCACTTTAAAGATAGGACAGGTATATTCCTGGATTTAGGAGCGTATGATGGTAAAGACCTATCCAACACAAGAGCATTGATGGAGAAAGGTTGGCAGGGAGTATGCTTCGAACCTAATCCTAATGTATTCGAAAGACTTGCAAATAACTGTTTAGATTACAAGTATGTCTATTGTTATGAGTTAGCGATGGGAACTTTAAACGGAACATTTGATCTGAATGCAAACGATACTTATTACTCTACCTTAATCGATAGCGAGATGGGTAGATGGGATGGTACTTATACATTCAAGACTGTAGAATGTGAAGTTATAACCTTTGAACATTTTATGCTTACAAGTCCATTTAGATACTACGATTTTATTTCTATTGATTGTGAAGGTATCGACTATGAGATTCTTACTCAGATAGACTTAGATAGAGTTCAATGTTCAATGATCTGCATAGAAACCAATGGCAAAGAGACACAGAAGTACATTGATTACATTAACAAGTTCAATGGCTTTAAGGTAGTTCATGTTAATGCTGAGAACCTAATAATGGCACGATGAAGTTAAGTATACTAATAGCTACAGTTAAAGAAAGACAAGAGAAGTTTAATCTGTTGTTTAATCGCATTGTATCACTTGTAATCGATTATGATGGGGTTGAGGTGTTATACAACAATGCTCCTCGTTATGATGAACCTAATGGATTAACTGTAGGAGAAAAAAGACAGGCATTAATCGATGTTGCTTCCGGTAAGTATATCATGTTTGTCGATGATGATGATGATGTACTGGATAACTTTATCGAATCGTTATATCCTTTGCTTGATCATGATGTAGATGTTATAAATGCAGATGTGTTAGCTTATATCGATGGTGTTGGACATATTATTGATCAGTCTATCTATCATGAATCAGAACAGCTTAATGATGGAATTACAAAAAGGTATCCTTCAGTTATGTCTGTATGGAATAGAGAACTGACAAAGAAAGCAAGATTCAAACCTTTAAACAATGGAGAGGACTTTGACTGGACTAAGCAGATGAATCCGCAGTCTGAGATTAAAGTACATTTAATATGGCAAATCTATAACTATTCATCTGTAAATAATATAGCAAGTAAAGCTACCAGGATGTGTGTAGTTACATTTAGCAATACTGAACGATATAACAAGTTAGCACATAGAATGAGAGAAAGCGTGAAACCTTATGGTATCGATTTCATTCATTACACTAACTATTCAGAAATCAATTGTAAGTCACATTCTGAGTATCCTTATGCATTCAAACCTTACTCAATACAGAAAGCAAGGGAGCAAGGATATAATCTTATCTTATGGCTTGATTCAGCTATTTACTTAACAAAGAATCCAAGTGAAGTATTCCAATACATCAAAGATAATGGTGTAATGCTATTCGATAACATCGGCTTCTCCATTGCTTCATTTACTCATAATGAATGTTTAGCACATTTTGGAATGCATAGAAAGGATGCTGAGAACTATAAGATGGTCATGGCTTGTGCTATGGGGTTTAATTTCAATACAAAGATAGGCACAGATACATTCAATGAATACTTAGGATTCGCTCATACAAATGCTTATCAAGGGAATTGGCATGAACATCGACACGATCAATCTGTTATCTCATGTATTGCTCAGCAGAAAGGCATTGAACTGTTACATCCGAGTAGAACATTCATAGCTTATGAGGGTAATGAAGGGATGAAACCTCATGCAGAATCAGTATGTTTAATTTCTAATGGATAAATATTGCACAAAATCAATAATTAATATACTATAAGATGACAGAAGAACAATACAATGAATGTCAAAAGTACAGAGGGGTTATAAATCTCTTTGTTACTTCAGGACAATGTATAGGAGGATTAGATGGGTTATTTGATTACTATGGTGTAAGAGGTCAAGACAGATCATGTCCTTCCTGCATCAGTCAGTTCTTACTTAACAGACATTCTGAACTAATACAATACGAACAAGATAACAATCTGTAAGGTAGCATGATAACAATCTGTAAAGTATGTGCTATAATGGATCAGAATATCATTCCGAAAGAATGTGAATGGTGTGAGTTATGCTCTTCGTTCATCTGTAAAGAATGCAAACCTAATCTTATAAGAAGAGGTATGGCAATGATAAAATTAAAACTTAGTATTAATGGAAAGTAAGTTTGAATCTTATTCAGATTATCCCGATAGCGTAAAAAATAACGCAAAGTCTGCTCTCGATTATGCAAATAAGAATGGGTGGGGTTCATGTGGTACTGAGGTAGGTAAGATCAGAGCGAATCAGTTAGCCAAAGGAGAACCTATATCGGTTGATACTATACAGAGAATGTACTCATATCTTTCAAGACATGAAGTTGATCTTAATAGTTCAAAGACTTATTCTGATGGATGCGGTAAGTTAATGTATGATTCATGGGGTGGTTTATCTGCTAAGTCCTGGTCACATAACAAGCTGAAAGAGTTAGGTCTTATTGAGATGGTTGATGAATCCTTCGCTGATGAGAATAGGGTATCGTTCAATTATGATAATACTCTATCAACAGCCAAAGGTCAAGAACTTGTTAAGAAGAAGATTAAAGAGGGTAAGATAGTATACATTATATCATCGAGACATTTTGTATCTTCAATGATGAGTACAGCGAAAGAGTTAGGTATTCCATTAAGAAGAGTATTTGCAATGGGAAGCAATCAAGCAAAGATTAAGAAAGTATATAAGTTAAAGGTATCAGAACATTACGATAGAAATATGGATGTTGTTAATCAGTTAAAAGGAATAGGGAAGGTAATATAATGGCAGCACCAAAGATAAACTACTTTAAGTTAGGTAATAATGGAGGGAGACCTCGTATCTATCCTACACCTGAATTATTAGAAGAGAAGTGTATTGAATACTTTGAGTATTGTGTTACTGAGAAGCAGATAATAACTATTACAGGATTATGCTTATACTTAGGTATACATAGAGATACTTTGAATGGATGGAGAAAAGAAAGTAATCAGTTTTCCGACACAATAAAAAGAGCAATCGACTGTGTACTCATAGCATACGAGACCAAGTTAGATACGTTTACCTTTGGTGGTGCTATCTTCGCCTTGAAGAACATCGATAAAGAGAACTGGAAAGATAAGACAGAGCAAGAAGTAAACCAAACCAATACAAATGTCACAGCCAGTTTCGGTGCAACTGTACAGTCCCCATCAGAATCAGCAGATGATTCACGAATCGATAGCTAATGGACATCATAAGTACTATGTGTTATCTATCGGTAGACAGTTCGGCAAATCTTTGTTGGCTGTCAATCAGGTACTATATTGGTTTTTTAATGTACCGAACTGTAAGATAGGATGGGTATCACCAATCTACAAACAATCAAAGAAAGTATTTAAAGATATAGAGAATGCCTTTGCAGAGAATCCACAAGTATTCAAGAGTAAGAACGGAACTGAACTTACTTTTAGTTCGCATAAAAATAGTACTATTGAGTTCTTCAGTGCTGAGCGGTATGATAATATTCGTGGGTTTACCTTTGACTATCTGGTATGTGATGAGTTCGCTTTTATGGACAATGAGGCATGGACTGAGGTACTTCGTGCAACAGTTCTTGTTCGTGGCAAGAAAGTTCTACTAATATCAACACCAAAGGGTAAGAATCACTTCCATCAGATATTCAACCTTGAGAATCAGAACAGTCAGTACAAGTCCTTTCAGATGACATCGTATGATAATCCATTAATCAATCCGACTGAGATAGATGATGCGAGATCAACATTACCTGATCATGTGTTTCGCCAGGAGTACATGGCTGAGTTCGTGGATGGTGGTGCAGGACTATTCAATGATCTAACATTGATCACCAAATCAGATAGAACTAATCGGATGTATGCAGGATTAGATATAGGTAGAGCAGATGACTATACTGTTCTGTCAGTATTCAATGAGACCGGAGAGATGCATTACATTGAGAGATGGAATAAAGATACCTGGTCAAATATCATCGGCAAGGTAATAGCAAGAATAAACGAGTTTAGCTGTAGCACATTTGTTGAGGTGAATGGTATCGGTGATCCTATCTTTGAGCAGCTAAGAGATAGAGTGAATGATAGTGGTTTAATTATACCATTCCTTACCACATCAAAGAGTAAGCAGGATATTATTGAGCAGTTAGTAGTAGCGAATCAGAATAAAGAAGTAAAGATGTTAGATAGAGACTGGCTTATTAAGGAGTTAGAACTATTCACATACGAATATAATCCTAAGACTAAGTCAGTCAGGTACTCAGCACCTAATGGATTCCATGATGATGCTGTAATGGCAACAGCTATCGGATACCATTCCCTAAAAACAAATAAACATTCCGGTATTTATCATATTGTTTAAGTTGCACAAATCGATTCAATCTTATACTTATAGTTATGGAATGGAAAGATATAAACATTAAGCAGTACCAGGATCTCTGCAAAGAGATTGATGAGGATTATACTGATGATCTCGAAAGGTCAATCGGTATCCTGGCAACATTAACAGATAAGTCAATAGCTTACTACACCGATGAGATTCCGTTAAACAAGCTGAAAGAGAAGCTGATGGAAGTAACATTCATTAAGGAGAAACCAAAACAACAGAAGATACATTCAAAGGTAAGGATAGGTAAGAAACGATTCCGATTCAATCTTAACATGCGTAGTGTATCAGCAGGTCAGTACATTGACTTAACTGAACTTGTAAAGGATAAAGAGAAGATTAACGATAACCTGCATACATTCTTAGCGGTGTTATGTGAGGAGATCAATTGGTATGGTAAGAAGAAAGATACGATAGTAAGTGACAGAGCAAAGTATATCCAGGAGAACATGAGAATGCCGATGGTATTTAGTATGAGTGGTTTTTTTTTGTCGAATTATCAGCGATTAATAAAAGGTACAAGCGACTTTTTGGAATTGCAGATGAAGAAGCTGACGAAGAAAACGCAGGAAGCAACAGACCTGGCTTTGTCAAGCATTGGGGATGGTATTATACTTTAGACAATCTAAGCAATAACGATAGGACTAAGTGGGAGTATTTCTTAGAGATGAATGTGATTGAGTTCTTAAATTCATTGAGTTACTTTAAGGATAAGCAGAATTATATCAAGGAGCAGTTAGACCAACAGATGAAGAATGGCAGATAGTCCGAGACAGATATTAGAGAACTATAAGCAGATTATCATTGATGCCTTAGCTGATTCATTAGAGAAGAATGAAAGGGTAGCACAGGCAATGTTAAGACAGAGCATATCGATTAACATTAGATCATTTGCTACCAACATGGTGATGGAGATTAGTATGCTCGATTATTGGAAGTATGTTGATGGAGGAAGGAAGAAAGGTGCAAAGATGCCTCCGATTAATGCGATGTTGAAACACATAGCTAATAGAGGGATAAACTACAAGGGGATACAGAATAACTATAGGAATACAAAAGGTATCTTAGTAAAGAGGAAGAAACCATTAGCAAAGGAGAAAGCATTGAGAACATTGGCATATCTAATCGGTAGGAGCATATCAAAGAAGGGTATCAAACCGACTAACTTTGTGGATGAAGCATTTGATAATAACATATTAGATAACATGAGTAAAGACCTATCGACTGCATTAGGCAGAGAGATATTAATAGATTTCAATTTAGAATAAATGGCAATAACAGTAAGACAGCAACCGGCAAGTTTATTCCCTGCATACAATGATGCGGTGTATATTGTAACCTCATCCAATGTAGCACAACCTAACTTTAAGTTCGTAGCCGATATCTATGTGAATAGTGTGAAGGTAGATCGTATGTTGATCCCTCCACATCCAACAGAGTTAAGTGGTAAGGTAAACGTATCACCATTACTTGAGAGCAGAGTGAGTGTAGATATCTCAGCAGATGACAATAGGATACTACCGAATAACAATAGTAATGTATTATACGAAGTTAAGTTCGGTGAGGCATATGGATCAAGTGGAACAGTAGTATATCCGAATCTAACAACAGTATCAGGTAAGTATCTATGGAATGCTGTTGTAGACTATCCTACATTCTGTAACTACTCAAGTGGTGATTATATTAGTGAATTTTTAACAGAGCATCCATATGTAAAGGATGGAATGCAATTGATGGTAGATGATAATGCATGGCTGTATTGGAATAACTTTAACTTAGATACAAGCTATGTTAAGGTATTGACTTACAATAGTGCAAATACATTGATAGGTACATTTAAAATAGATAACAAATATACTACAAGTAGATTTCTGCGGATTCCGACTGGGCCTTATAACATCCTTAATATTCCCGATGCTCAGTTCACTTTAGGAGTTCAACCGATAATAACAGGTTCGGTAGCTTACTATATTGTTCAGACATTTAACAGTTCCAATGCAGCGTTATCGATTGATGCAAGATATAACATTGTCGATAATTGTTCACGATATGAGAAACGAAGATTGCAGTTCCTTAATGAGTTAGGTGGGTATGATACGTTTAACTTTACTTTAGTAAGTAAGGAGACAATGGATATAGAGAGATCAATATTTAAGAAAGACTTAGGTTCTTATGGTAGCAGCTTCTCATTTGTAAACAGTCCGAATGACAGAGCGTATTCACAATACCATACAAGGATTAAAGATAAGGTAAGCATTCAGAGTGATTGGGTAACAGAGGAGCAGTTAGCATGGTTAGAGCAGTTAGTTACTTCACCGGATGTTAGATTAGATGATGGCTTATATCTGATACCGATTAACATAACCAACACATCCTTTGAGAAGAAAAAGGTAGTGAATGAGAAGCTGTTTAATTTACAGTTAGAATATACATTGAGTTACGATAGATACAGACAAAGACTATAATGAGCAGAACAAAGATATTCTTACCAAGTAGCGGAAGCATTGATATGTATGATGATGTATCAACACCATTAAACTTCTCTATTGCTGATATTAGATATCCTGATAAGAGGAACAGTAACTACTCAAAAACCATTAAGATACCAGGAACAAAGAATAACAATCTCCTGTTTGGCAATATCTTCGATGTGAATGTTACTGATGGTAGCTTCAATCCGAATGCAAAGGTAAAAGGTATATTGACCATTGATGATGAGAATCAGATTAATGGGTACATTCAGATGCTATCGATTACCATCAATGATGATAGTAAGATTGAGTATGAGGTGATGATCTTAGGTAATGTCGGTAACATCTTCAATGCATTAGGTACTGCCGAATTGACTGCCTTAGATTTGAGTGATTATGACCATACCTATGATTATGCGACACAAGTAGCATCCTGGACTAATGATTATACAGATGGGTATTGCTATCCATTGATTGACTATGGATATGATAACGATCTGACTAAGGTAGATGTAGAGCATTTGTTACCTGCGTTATTCCTTAGAACTTATATCGATAAAATATTTCAGAGTGTAGGTTATACTTATACAAGTTCATTCTTTAATAGTGATTACTTTAAGAAGCTGATAGTTCCTGCCAATGGATCTAAATTATTACTAACAGATACACTATTAGCACCAAAGTTATTTGAAGCAAGGCAGACAGTTGAGACTAATGCAGCAGTAGATACTTATGGATCAACAAATGATTTCGATGTAATTTATAACAATGAGATCAGTGATCCATCAGGGCAATACAATCCGAGTACAGGTCAATTCATTTGTGCGGTAGGTGGTTTTTTTAGTTTTGGTGCTAATGCTGAGTACGTTGATAATGTTACGCCAAGTGTAGGTAATTTGTATTTCGGATTAAAAATAAAAAAGAGTACAAATGCAGGTGTAACATTCACTACAATAGCTGACGATTATATTACAACAGATGCATCTTCAGTAATGACAATCGGCATTACAAATATATTTTTAAATTCAGGAGATAGGATTAAAATTACAGCTGCATTTAGTAAGTTTTCTTATGGAGCAGATGGTTTTTCAGGTACATTAGGAGTTAATGGTGGTACATTCAAGAACCTTGTTCCAGTAACAGGTATTGTTGAGGGTGATACTTGTGTTATCAATCAAGCTGTTCCGTTAAAGATAAAACAGAAGGATTTCTTATTGTCAGTAATTAAGATGTTCAATCTATACGTTGATACTGATCCTAATAACGATAGTAATCTACTCATTGAAACAAGGGATGACTTCTATAGTTCAGGTACAAATGTAGACTGGTCTTATAAGTTAGATAATTCAAAGCCGATTGACATCAAACCAATGGGTGATTTGGATAACAAAGAATTTAACTTTACCTATACAGATGATACCGATTACTTCAATAAGAAGTATAAGGATACCTATTCTGAGACATACGGAAGATTTAGATATGTAACAGATAACGAGTTCTTAAGTGCAACAAGTGAGAACAAAGTAATATTTAGTCCTACACCATTGGTCGGTGACAATGCAAGTAATAGAATCATCTCCAGGATATGGGATGTGGATAGTTCAAATATTGTAAAGAGCAAAGCATTTAACATCAGATTGCTTTATAACGGAGGGGTAAAGACATCCAATGTATCATATCAGTATAATGGGAGAGTAAGCGGTGTTCATACTGTTACTCAGTACTTGTATGCAGGTCATGTAGATGAACCTACAAATCCAACATTAGATCTATCTTTCGGTGTTCCTCAAGAGATATACTACGAGACTGAATTATACACGAATAACAATATCTTCAATAGATTCCATAAGAAGTTAATAGATGAGATCACAGATAGAGACAGTAAGATACTTACAGCTTATTTTTATCTGAGACCATCAGATGTGAGAACATTAGACTTTAGGAATCAGTTTTACTTTCAGAATGATTACTTTAGACTTAATAAGGTATTTGATTACGATCCTTTGAAGAACGATGTAACGAAATGTGAGTTTATAAAGGTTAAAGATGCCGGTACATTTACACCAACATTACATACTATGCGAGGTGGTATTGGTTCGGCATTTGGTTTATCTAATGAGATTCCTCCAATCATCAACACATGGAACGCATCAACAGTAGATAACATCAGAATAACAGGTGGAGCGAGAGCAATGACCGGAGGAACTGGCAACATCTATGGAGACAATGTAAGAAGCTGCATTGTAAATGGTAATAGCAATGTAATCGGTAATAGTCAAGGTATAACCTTGTTAGGTAGTAGCGGATGTATTATAGGAGGAGGATTGAATAATGTAACATTGATTAACACATTTGATACTGAGATTACTGAGAGCAATTCGATGTATATCAATGGTGTGGTATTGAATGAGGATAGCTTAAACCAAACAAGCACAATAACCATTCCGAGTGCAAGTGTATTGACATTGTTTACTACACCTTACTTATTGATACCATCACCAGGAGCAGGATATTACATTCAGGTATTGACAGCAGCTTGTAAGGTATCTTTTAATACTACAGCATATTCAGTTAATACTACACTAAACATCTATACAGATACAGCTACAAGAGTTCAGCATTCATTTAGTAATGCGTTGAATGCTACACTAAGTAGAATTGCTGTATCGGCACAGCAAGGTATAAGTGCAGCAGCAGATACACAATTGATATCTAATAAGGGAGTATACTTAGTAACACAAACGGGTAATCCAACATTAGGCAACAGCGATATAATTATTTATTTAACCTATAGAATAATACAGGAATAATGGCAGACAAAGAAGTAGCGATAAAGATAAATGTAGATGCCGATGGTGGTGCGAAAAGTTTATCCGAGTTAAAGAAAGAGTTTAAGGAAACACAAAAGACCTTAGAAGGATTAACTATTGGCACGAAAGAGTATGTTAGTACATTACAAAGATTAGGCGGTATCAAAGATGATATAGGTGATCTAAATGATACTATCAAAACATTCAATCCCGAAGGTAAGATACAAGCATTCGGTAATGTTATGGGTGGTGTAGCTTCGGGTATACAAGGAGCAGTAGGTGCTATGGCATTGTTTGGGATAGAATCGGAAGAGACACAAAAAATGCTATTGAAAGTTCAAGCAGCAACCGCATTCGCTGAAGGAATTAAGGGGATTGTAGGATTAGGGGATTCGTTTAAGAATCTCCAGTTAGTATTAGGTAAAACAGCATTAGGGCAAAAACTTGTAACAGTAGGTCAATACCTTTGGAATGCGGCTTTAAATGCAAATCCAATAGGATTAATTATTGCAGGAATTACAGCTTTAATTGGTGCGTTTGCTTTACTATCTGTATCCTCTGAGGATGCCGCATTAAGCCAAGAAAGGTTAAACGAATTAGAAAAAGAAGCAGCAGAGAAATTAGATAAACATGTATCAGCTATTGAAAAAAAGAATGCCGTATTAAACAAAGCATCTGACTTTGAGATTCAATTATTAAAGGCAAAGGGAGCAACGGAGAAAGAGTTATTCGAAGCGGAAAAGAAAAGGGATGAAACGAGAAGGTTACAATTAATGTTTATTAAAGGAGTTAGGGATTTAAGTGCAGCCGAATCCGCTGAATTATTAGCATTAACACAAAAGCAAACATTGGCATCTGCTAAGATTATAGGAGATGCAAGAAAAGAACAAAAGAAAATAAATGACGCAGCCGCAGAAAAACAAAAAACAGCAGATGAAGAAAAAGCAAAGAAGGATTTAGAAAATCTTAGAAAAGCACAGGAATCATACGAGATTCATTTACAAAAATTAAAAGAAATAAAGGATAAAGCAGATGCAGATAAGAAGCTATTAGATGATAAAGCAAAAGCAGATGAGGCACAAGGTAATGCAGATGCTTTAGCTATTGCGGAAGAGTGGTTAAAGTCAAAAGCTGCTTTAGATGAATTCTATAATGCTCAAACATATGCAGGTCAGTTAGAGAATCTTCAGATACAGATGGATGCTGAATTAGCATTGGTCGAAGGTGATGAAGCAGCTAAGTTCTTAATAAGAGAAAAATATGCACAGAAAACTAAGGATTTAAATTTACAGATTGCAAATGCTACCTTAGAGATAGCACAGCAGAGTAATGATGCAATGCAAGGATTATCTGATCTTTTCTTTTCAGTTAAGATGGCTAACCTGGAGAAAGGTAGTGCAGCAGAATTGAAAGCAGCAAAGCAACAGTTTAAAGTTAATAAAGCATTAGCTATAACAAATGGTATCATATCAACCATACAAGGTGTTATTAATGCTCTTACTGCTACATCATCATTACCTGAACCATATGCAACAATCTTAAGAGTAGTAAGTGCAGTCAGTGTAGCAGCAGCAGGAGCAGCGAATGTAGCAAAGATTTCAGCGACACAATTTAATTCTACAGGTGGAGGTGGTGGAGGTGGTTCTATGGCATCATTAGGTTCAGCAGGTGGTGGTGTAGCATTAGCACCTCCGAGTTCAGGAAGTACATCATTGAATGCAGATGGAACGATTAAGGCAGCTATGGGTAATTCTCAACCAACAATCAAAGCGGTAGTAGTTGAGACAGACATCACCACATCTCAGAAGCGAGTGAACACAATTGAAGAAAGAGCAAGTTTATAATACACAAACAATAGATTATTTATACTTATTAATATGGATAAAGACTTACCGATTTACAGAATGGTTATTGATCCCGACAAAGAAGATTCGGGAGTTGATTATATCGCCTTAGTTGATTCACCTGCAATTCAAGTTAATTGGTTTGCATTTGACCACAAAGAGCAGTTTGCAGTTAACCAGGAACGAAAGATAATCGTATCACCTGCAATGATTCCCGACTTACCGATCTATCGCAGGAACGAGAAGATGGGTGAGTTCTATGTGATATTCGACAAAGAGCAGATTAATATCATGCAGGAGAAGTTCATGAGTAAGAACTATATCAACAATGTAAACGAGATGCATGATGGTTCTAAGAAGTTAGATGGTATCATCATGAAAAATTCATGGGTATCAGATGCATCAATGGGAATCAAAGCACCTGAGATGTTCAGTGATCTTCCCGATGGTACATGGTTTATATCTTACAAGTTCCAAGATGATGAGATGTGGAATGAGTTTGTAAAAAGCGGTAATTTCAAAGGGGTATCGGTAGAGGGGATGTTTGATTTAGTTCCTTATAAGGAAACATTTGAAGATCAATTCTTAAAAATACTAAATCAGATTACACAATACTAAATTTAACTATACTTATATATAAAAAACAAAATGAATTTAAAAGAAGGAATCGAAAAATTGAAAGGTCTGATTGAGAAATTCAATGTAGAACCTATTGTAAGTACAGAACAATCTTTTACAGAAGCTAAGTTGATGGATGGTGTAACTATCGTTCAGTATGATGCTGAGGAATTAGCACAAGGTGTACCGGTTAATGTAGTAACAGATGAGGGAATCCTTCCGATGCCTGATGGAGAATATGTAATGGAGGATGGTTCTAAGTTAGTTGTAATGGGTGGACTTGTAGCAGAATATGAGAAAGCTGAAGAACTACCTGAAGGCGAAACAATCGCACCAGTAGCAGTAGAAGAAGCAACACCTGCAACAGGAGAAATGGAAGTTAAGACTGCACCAAAGCGAGTTATTAAGTCACAAGTTGAAGAGCATATCTTCTCTTTAGAACTTGAAGGATTCGAACCAATAAAGGTAGATTTCAGTTCTATGTTTAAGTCATTAGTTGATGAGAACAAAGCATTGAAAGACATCAACAAAGAGATGTTCGGAATTGTTAAGGCAATCTCTAACGAACCATCAGTAACACCAACAGAAAAGGTAAATAAGCCATTCTCTGTGAAGGAGCAAAGAGCATCTTTCAAAGCTGATATATTACGAATTGAAAAAGAATTAAACAAATAATATTAACTAAATAAATTTAAACAAATGGCTGGATTTACAGTTTCCGATTTAACAGATTATGTTCGCGAGAACGCGGACAGAATTTTTACAGCAGCAATTACACAAGCTGCAACATTACAGTATCCTGGTATCAATATCATTGCAGGTATCAAGAATGCTGAATCAGTAATGAACTTCACAAATACTGCTCCTTTTCAAGCAGGTGGTGTATGTTCTTTTAACGCATCAGGTTCATCAGTTTTCTCTGATAGAATTTTGACAGTAACTAAATTAAAATGGCAAGATACTTTCTGCCCTGAGACATTAGAAGCTAAGTTTTTATCTACGAAATTAATCGCAGGTTCTAACTATGATTCTTTGCCTTTCGAACAGTTAATTGTTGATCAAGTTGTTCAGAACATTGCTTCCGGTATGGAGCAGTTAGTATGGCAAGGTGATACTACTTCAACAGGTAACCAAGTATTGAAGCAAATGGATGGATGGTTGAAAGTAATTGATGCAGCATCTCCAGTGTACGCAACAGCAACAGCAGCTATCACTACTGCAAATGTTATCACTATCTTTGATGATGTTTATGCTAAGATTCCAGTAGCTTTATTGGCAAGACCTGAGTATCCATTAGTAGCATTCTGTGGATGGGATACATTCCGTAAGTTAATCATCGCTCTTAAAGATGCTGATAATTTTAACTTCAATGTAAACACTACAGAAGCATACAAGACTGGTCAGATTACATTACCAGGTAGTGGCTTATCAGTTGTAGCTGTTCATGGTTTGAACAACATTGCAACATCTCAAGCGAAGTATAACGATCGTATCGTTTGTAGCTATCCTCAGAACATGGTTTATGGAACTGACTTAGCTAACGAATATGAAGAAGCTAAATTTTGGTATTCAGCAGATGATCAGAACGTAAAAGGTTCTATCAAGTGGAAAGCAGGATGTCAAATTAACTTTGGATCTGAGATCGTGACTTACAAAAATATCTAATTAATCGGGAGAGGGTAACACCTCTCCCTTAAATACTTATAACAAATGCCTTGTATAATAATTAACGGAGTAGAAATCGATTGTGCTGATGCAATTGGTGGAGTAGCTGAGATTTATCTCACCGAGTACACAAATGTTCCTCAAGCGAACATCACAGCGACATCAGGAGTTATTACTGCAATGACTTGTTCAAGTGGTAAAAAGTTTTGGACATTTTATCTTGAGAAAGAGAATGGTCAATTCATGTCTACACCTCAAAGAAGTGTTGAGAATGGTACATTATTTTATGACCAATCTGTTACCTTCACATTGAAAGGTAAGATGACTGCTGCAAAAAGAAACGCATTGCATATCTTATTACAGAATCGTTTAATGGTTATCGTAAAAGATAACAATGGACTTTACCAATTGATTGGACAAGTTTACGGAGCAGATGTAACAGGTGCAGAAGGAACAACAGGAAAAGCATTCGGAGATATGTCGGGTTATACATTGACAATCACCGGTAAAGAGAAAGATCCTGCTAACTTTGTAACTGCAGCATTGCTAACAACATTAACAGTACCTGCTTAACCTTTTTATTTCATAGTTTTTAGGTTTAGAAAAAGAGGAGTGAATCGAAAGGTTCGCTCTTTTTTTTTACACAAAATCGTATTTTCTTATACTTATTTATGATGTTTGTAATCACAAAGAATACTAATACTAATTTGATCTGCACATTGCAGGAGAAAGTGACTTTAACAAGTCCTTACTATTTGTTTGTGTTTACTAATGATGTAACCGATGTAAGTGTTACTTTCTTACAGTCAAACATCAGTACTCACCAGGAGCGATATGATGAGTTCATACTAACAGAAACAAGCGGAACAATAAACTACTCAAGTGGAACAATTGAATTGTTACCATTAGGCAGTTGGACTTATAAGATATACGAACAAGCATCAAGCACCAATCTGATTGAAGCTAATGCAGGTAATTTATTAGAGATAGGAATGGCTAAGGTAATCGGAACAAACGAATCTTACTCAACCTATAATGGTCAGGATATAACATATAAAGTACATGAGCGAAACCAGTAACGTATTATACATAAAGTTTGAGAATCATAAAGTTCCCGAATTTAAAGAGGTAAAAAATAAGGAGTATATCTACTTTGGTGAGGATAATAACTATCCCGATTACCTTATAGAGTTGTATCTAAGATGTGCGAAACACAATGCTATTATCAATGGCAAGACTAACTACATCTATGGAGGTGGTTTAGTTACTGATGATAAGACCTCAACAGTTAATCAGAAAGCAATTACTCAGAAGTTTATTAGTAAGCTGAAACCTTTTATCAATGACATGATTAAGGATTTTGAGTTATTTAATTCGATTGCAATCGAGATAATATATGATAAATTGGGGAATGAAATCGCTGATTTCGCATATATGCCCATCAGTAAGATCAGAACCAATGCAGATGAATCAGTATACTTCTATTCAAACGATTGGAAACAATCCAAACAGACAGAAGAAAAAACGGGATTTAAAGAGTTAGCACCATTTGATTATGAGAACAAAGTTAAGGGAAGTCAGTTGTTTGTATTTAAGCTGAAGTCACCTAAGAATGGTGTTGATAAGAACGTATATGGTATACCGAATTATATCGGAGCAACATCTGCAATAGAGACAGACATTGAGATATCTAACTTCCATTTGAATAACATCAAATCGGGATTCAGTATGGGACAGATTATATCGTTCAACAATGGAGTTCCTCCAACAGAAGAAGCAAAGAAGCAGATTGAAAGACAGATAAAGCAGAAAGCTACCGGAACAGATAAAGCAGGTGGGTTAGTGATTACGTTCAACGCATCTCAAGATAATGCACCTACAATACAGTCATTCAGTCCGAATGATTTAGATAAGCAGTTCATTGAGATAGGCAAACGAGTTGATCAGGAGATATTCACATCGCATAACATAGTTAGTCCAGTGTTATTTGGGGTATCAACACAAGGAGCATTAGGGCAAAGGAATGAGATGTTAGATGCCTATGAGTTATTCCAATCGACATACATTTCTATCAGACAAGGAATCTTAGAGGATATTATCAATGAGTTCTCTTCTTACTTTGGTATTGCTAATTATATCTACTTTGCTAAATCAACACCATTAAAAAGTAGTATTCCTGAATCATTAATTCAACAAGCATATACACCTCAAGAAGTTAGAGAACTGTTAGGATTAAAACCATTAACACAAGATAAAACACAAGCAGGTCAAGCTGTAATCGATGCAATTAATACATTAAGTCCATTAGTAGCGAATAAGGTTCTCGAAAGTATGACAGCCGATGAGATTAGAGGATTAGTGGGATTAATGCCAACATCAAAACAACCATCATTATTTAGTGCTGAAAAAAAAAAGTGTGAACATCAGTGGTTCGATAACATCGGAATAAAGGCATCTGATTGTACCATCTTATACGAAAGAGATTATGAAGGGCAGAGCGATGAGGATTGTATTGAGACATTTAAGAAAGAGAAATTTGCTGAAGAATTACTGACTAATGAGAAAGCTATTATAGACCTTTTAAGCAAGGATGTATTAACGCCAAGCGAGAGTATCGCAAAGGTATTAAAGATTAGCACAGCCGAAGTAAATGACATCATTACATCATTAGTTGAGAGGGGTTATTTAAGTTCGGGAAGTGAACCAACAAAGAAGGGCGAGAAAGCAAGTGAAGATTCAAAGACTGACAATATCGAAGTTAAGTATCGTTATGGATGGAGAGCAGGATTCGATGCAACAGACAAAAAGAATAGCAGAGATTTCTGTGTTGATTTATTAAACAAAGATAAGTTATACTCACGATCAGAGATTGAAACATTAAACAATGAACAGGGATTAGATGTGTGGGAGTCTAGAGGTGGATGGTGGAATAAAGGCGGTGTAAGTGTTCCATTTTGTAGACATCTTTGGAAACAAGTAGTAATAAAAACAAATTAAAATGGCAGAAATATTATTTATATCAGAGCAGTACATTAAAGATACATCCTATATCGATGAGAATGTAGACATCAAGTTATTGCGTTCAAGTATCTTAGAGACACAAGATATCCGTATCTTATCTATATTAGGCACAGCTTTATACAATGACTTAAAGAGTAAGATCTCTAACAATACAGTCAATTCAACCACTGGCTATAAGACCTTATTAGATACCTATGTATCACCTGCTTTAAAGTATTGGGTGTTACATGATGGAGCGTATATCTTACAGTATAAGATCATGAACAAGGGAGTAGTTACTCGCAGTTCTGAGAATGCTGAGACAATCGGAGTAGCTGAGTTAGATAGATTAATGGCATTCTTTAAGGATAGAGCAGAGTTCTATTCTGATCGTATTACCAGGTACTTATTAGAGAACGATACTACCTATCCATTATACAATGATGCAGGGAATGGTATCGATACAGTTCAACCGGTGGTTAATAATTTTACTCAAGGGTGGTATTTAGGGGAAGGTCTGAATAGTTATGGATTAGATATTGATTATGGTAAACTAAACAATTGCTAAATGAAAAGAGACATATCTAAGAAGGTAGAACAAAAAGTTAAGGACTATTTTATAAAGAAAAAGAATGACATTAAATCAAATAGTTCAGCAGCTTCAAGAAATAGCAAATAATCACCTCCAGGTTAATACATGGGGATTTGGTGACATTTGGGAGATAGCTGCAAGTGGTGACATTCAGTATCCATTAAATTGGGTAACATTAGAAGGAGTGGATGTAAGTACTTCTGCAAAGACAGAGACTTATAAGTTCTCTTTGCTGTTTATGGATGCTGTGAAGAATGGCGAAGTGAACGAGACAGAGGTACTATCGGATCAGTTGAGTATTGCAAAGGATTTCTTAGCACAGTTAAAGCATCCATCTTACGATTGGAACTTTCAGGATAACGTAAGTACATTGGAAGATTTCACAGAAAGATTCGTGGATAGTGTATCGGGATGGAAGATGAGTATAGCTTTTGTTCTGCCATTCACAAGTGATCGATGTGCAATGCCATATGTAGGTAATGTATCACCGAGTGCTGTCTGTCCAGTTGTAACCATATACAGTTCAACCGGAACGATTATAACAACAGTAGCAGCAGGAGGAAGTTACACAACAACAGCAGGAAGCTGTTCAGGAACATATGAAATCTATGTGAACGGGGTATTGAATCAGAGTGGATCATCGACAAATTTTGCAACAGAAACATTTAATATAACTGCATAATGGCATTAACAATAAATCTTACAGGAGTAGAACCTGCATTTGCAAAGAACACAGCTTTTAATAAAAACTTCGGAACATCTTCCGGTGATATTTTATTATTAGGTAGTACAAGTGTAGCGAGTAAAGTATTAGTAACAGATTCTAATAATAAGGTAAAAACAAGTTCTACAACAGAAACACAGCTTAGTTACTTAGATGCTACAAGTTCTATACAGACGCAGTTAGGAGATAAAGTTCCTTATACTGGTGCAGCATCAGATGTTAATTTAGGGGAGTTTGGTATTCAGTTAGGGAATTTGGAATTTGATAATACACCTACAAATCTACCGACAGCAGCAGGTTCAATGTACTACAATGATACTGATGGAACATTAGATTTAAAATTAAAAGGTGGGAATGTAACTTTACAAATCGGTCAAGAGCAAGTAGTAAGAGTAGTTAATAAGACTGCGACAAACATTACTTTATTAGAAGCAAATTATCAAGCGGTAAGAGTAACGGGGTCACAAGGTCAAAGATTAAAAGTAGATTTAGCATTAGCAACAAATGATGTATTATCTGCTGAGACGATAGGATTAGTAACCGAAACAATAGCAAACAACCAAGAAGGATTTATAACTACAAGTGGATTAGTAAGAGGTATTAATACAACGGGAAGTTTACAATCTGAAACGTGGGCAGATGGTGATATACTTTATTTAAGTGGAACAACAGCAGGAAACATAACAAATGTAAAACCTCTATCACCTCTACATTTAATAGTTATTGGTTATGTAGTTTATTCGCATATAACACAAGGTACTATCTATGTTAAGGTAGATAATGGTTATGAACTTGAAGAGCTTCATGACACTTTACTAACAAGTGAAGCAGATAAGGATATTTTAGCATACGAAAGTTCTACAAGTTTGTGGAAGAATAAAACTGCTGCAACATTAGGAATAGTTGAAACAAGTAATTCAGCATTAACAGATACAAGAATAAGAAAGGTATCAGTACAAAGTAACACCGATGCATCAACAAGTGCAACAACAGCGGAGACAGTATTAAAGACTTTATTAGTTCCTACATTAGGAGCAAACACTACGTTAAAAATAATGGCTCAATGTGGTAAGGTAGGAACGGGTTCGAATGCAGTTTTTAAAATGTACTATAATACTACACCTGATTTAAGTGGCTCACCAGTTCAGATTGCATTAAGTAACTTTATTGCAGCATCTTTATTTGCTCCATTCAATAGAGATATAACAAACAAAAATTCAGTAACTGCCAATTCAGTATTTCCTGCTACAGCATCTGCTGCTACCGAAGCATTATCTTCAACAGCAAGAACGGATATAAATATTAATTTGAGTGGTAAATACATTGTAATTACAGGTAAAGCAGGAGTAGTAGGTGATTCAGTTAGAGTAGATAATGCACGTTTATTAATTGAGGAATAATGATAACAATTAAAGCAGTAAAAAATACTATAAAAAGTATTGATGAAAAAGGAAAGACAGTTGAAAACATTGTTGTTTATCCTGAAAGAGAACTAACAGAAAAAGAAAAACAAACCATTATTAGCGTAGATTGTGATGGCGAAAATTATATTTATTTAACTTAAAAACATCTCTCCATTATGACTAAATTATTAGATTACCTTGACGTTCCAGTATTGCATTTTATTGCTATTGCGATTACATTTACCGATATTGAAAATGCTTTAAAATTATTTTCTTTACTATTAGCAATTGGCTATACATTATGGAAATGGAGAAGTGAATTTTTAAAGAAAGGCAAATGAAAAAGAAAACAGAATCCGTTATTACTATAACGAAGGCAAAGAAAAAAGGTGTAGCAAAGAAGCATCCCAATAAAAAGGAAAGCAATAAACCATACAAGGCACAAGGGCGATGAATGATATATCAGACCATATCAGCTATAACGAAGCTACACAATCACCAACAGCTATTAGATTCGGTATTGAGAACATACCTACAGAACATCAGTTGTTTGCGATGAGAATTGTTGCAAATGCTTGTTTTGAACCATTACGCAAATGGTATGGGAAACCTATAAAGATCAATTCATTCTTTAGAAATACATTTCTGAATCAAAAGGTCAATGGAAGTTTGTCCAGTCAGCATTGTAAAGGTGAAGCAATTGATCTGACCGCAGGAAGCAAAGCGGAGAATAAAAAGTTATTCGATTGGTGCAAAGCTAACTTAGTCTTTGATCAGCTTATCAATGAATACGATTACACCTGGATACATATCTCTTTTAGACAAGGTCAGAATAGGAATATGGTAGTGGTAATAAAATAAAAAAGCTAATAACAATTTCCATAAAGTTAACCAATTAGGTAACCTGTTGATTCAGGTACTTGCTTTAATAATAGAAAAGTCAAAGATATGGAAAAACTTAGGGAAATAATCAACAATCTTTTAGATTCTTTTAAAACAAATGCAAACGGATTTTCTGCTCGTAAGATTTCTGCTTTTGTCATTATCGTTATGGTTGTAGTGCTACATATCAAATGGTTTCAGAGTGATAAGTGGGAATATGTGGGTGAGATATTGGCATTAGATTTCGCTTTTGTTTCTGTAGCTTTGGGAATGACCACATACGAAGCAATAAAGAAAAACAATCAACCAAAGGAATAAAGAGTACATTTGCTTAAACCAATACAAAACATATGGGACATTTTAAACGAGTATTCTTCGATATTGAAACATCCTACATGATCGGTTGGTTTTGGAGACCATCATTCAAAACATCTATAACATACGACCAGGTACTTAACGATAGTGCAATTATTTGTATCTGTTACAAGTATGAAGGCAGTCCAAAGATATACCATCTGAAATGGAATAAAGGATGCGATAAAGAGATGATAAAGAAATTTGTTGAGATTATCAACGATAGTGATGAAGTAGTTGGTCACAATTCGGATAGATTCGATTTAAAGTGGATTAGAACACGATGTTTAATTCATGGTCATAAGTCACTACCTGAGTTTAAATCTATCGATACACTAAAGATTTCACGCCAAAAATTTAACTTCCCATCCAACAGATTAGATGCTATCGGCAAGTATTTAGGATTCGGTGGTAAGAAAGATACTGGAGGTATACAATTATGGCATGACATCATTCAAAGAAATAGCAGTAAAGCTATGACATTGATGGTTGAATACTGTAAAAGGGATGTGGAACTATTAGAAAAAGTATATCTAAAGTTAGAAGGATTCGCTAAACCAAAAACACATATCGGCAGATTTATGGATAACGATTCCTGTTCATGTCCGAAATGCGGATGTGAAAAAACTTATCTAAATAAACCTATTATTTTAGCAAGTGGATCTGTTTTGGCGAATATGCATTGTCAGGAATGTAAAAAATACTTTTCAGTTAGTTTAAAAACTTATAATAATCGATGAAAGTAATCAATGACATCCAGTTAGAGATCACGCAGATTATCATTAAAAAGAACAATCTATTGAGCAGAAGGGATATCTGTTTATTTAAGAGAATTATCTTTATTACAAAGATTCTATCCGTATCTGAAGAGACTTACCTTGTAGAGAATAACTATGTAAAATGCTCAGCTTTGTACCTGGATGATGAAGGATGGATTAAAGTAAAGGAAAATTATACTGAACTATCAGAAATGCATTCAGATTGGTTTGATCGTAGCGTTAAGGAAAGTGAAGAGAATCTATCGAATGAGAGTATAAATCCATCCTGCGGAGATAGCACCTGCAATAAACTGCCATAAAAGTACTGTTAATTTTCGTTTTCTGATACTTTTGCCTTGTTCCTCAATCAATCTATCTGCTGACTTGTTTAAGGTCTTTAAATCGACTATAATAGATTCATCTATCTTAACTACATTCTGCAAGGTATCAAATGCAGCTTTATATGCTTTCTCGTTGATTGCTGACTTAATCCATTCGTTCATCTCAGCACCAGTAAAACAATACTTAGCGGTATCCTTTTGAGCGTAAGAATGAATCGATAAAGATAAGGCGAGTACTATCAGAATTAGTGTAGTGGGTTTCTTCATTGGCTGAGGTGTTGAATATGTTTGTGATGTTTACTTTTGATTTCTCTCTGATGATCTCCTTGTCATGGATTATACGAATGGTACTATCCTTTACTTTTATGTATGTCTTATACTCGTTTTTTGTAGGATCAGGCATTTTAGTTAGGTACATGAATATAACTATAGCTATAATTCCGATGTAGATGTAATCTCGTTTCATTACTCTTGTTTAAATATTTGTTTATAGTATTCCTCTGCTGTTTTATCTGTGCTATATTTGCCTTCGTTATATGCATCCCAATAAGCATTTATTATCTGCACTTTCTCCATTGCTTTGGCGTGATGAATAACAGTTGATAATTCCTTTCCACTATGCAATTGTTCTATCAACCATTCTACTGCTGTTTGTTTCATTAGTCTTGTTTGTTTAGTATTTCTTTTAACTGCTTAAATATACTTTCGTTTTGCTCTCCCCAATACATATCACATTTGCCATCCTTAATAGGAGATTCCATAAAGTAAGATTGCATCATTGATTCCTCAGATGTGTATCTTTTGCACTGGTCTTTGATTGGGCAGTTTACACCTCTGCATTTGGTTATGTCGCTCATTTATCTATAATTAGAATATAATACTTCTGTGTATTTGCTTTGTCTCGTTTCCCAATTGGAAACTTCTTCCTTTGTGAATATTTCGTAGTGTGCAATATTATCAATGAACTTTATCATCCAATAGAAATCTGATTGTTTTTTTGTAACATCTAAAAATGCTTTCTTATTAATATACCAATCAGTAGAATGAGATGATACTGCTTTAACATCAATAGTTATATTACCATCTAAAATTATATCACATTCTTTTACTGGATAGTTTACTTCTGATTTATTTCTTTTGTATACTCTATTTTGTTTTTCTAAAACTTCGCATACTGCTAACTCACCCATTGCACCTAATATATCAATTTGTAACTCATTTGTTCTGATCTGAGCAATTGGTCTCAATCTTTTGTTATTGTTTTCGTATAGTCTTTTTCCTTCGATTTCAGCTAATGCCCGAATCTCTTTGCTGACTGTAGTGTAGTTCATAGTTTTATTTTTAAATGCATTGTAACAAACCTTGTGTTATAGTGCAAAATTAAGTTATGATTAATGGTTATACCCTTTCTATTGTAAAACAAATGTAAGGATATAACCTTGTTAGTGATAGTTAATGTTTTACATATTAGACAAAATGCGTTTTTTTGTTTGTAATATCCAACATTATAGCTAATAATCAGGGTTAATGTTAGTTATTTTATACATAGAATTAGGGTAACTGGTCGCAAATATATGCTATATTTCGGACAGATAATCAATAAAGCAATAATAGTGAAAGATAAACTCATCAAAGTTATGAACTAACCAATACTGACCTCCTGCATTCTCTATGGCATTCTGATACTTTATCTGATCCAGTGACTGTTTGTCTTTCATCTTAACCTCAATCTTTACACTTCTGCCTTGAATCGTTGCAGAGATATCAGCACTTCCTTTCTGCCCTGTTCCTTTCTGCCATTCTACACTACCTATCATTCGCTTCTGTCCTAATGCATCAGATACTACCTTTGTCTTATCAATCATTCTGCCAGTAGTATTAATTCGCTCAGCTTGTCCTCCATGCAGATTGATCCAGGCAATTACGCACTTCGTTAATCCATTGGCGGTCTTATCGGTAAACTTAGTTAGCGGAATGTATGCAGGAGGCATTGATGGATACTTCTTGCATTCCTCTGAATGCTTAAGTTCTATTAGTTTTTTCAGCATTTCAAATATTTATAAATCATTTGTAAACTTACACCTAATAACTCAGCAAGATCCTTTTTATCAATATCAGGATTAGACTTTAATATCTCTATACATTTCTCTTTGTTAGTCTTGTCCTTATGATTAAACATTACCTTCTTTGCATCATTCTTTACAGCAGAATCAATCTTAATCTTCTTTGCCATATTAACAAAATACTTACTCAGCTTCTCTGCTTTCAATACACTATCTTTACTTATCGATAGCATTTCTCCTTTATGACAATCATAGTAATCAAATAGATGAATCATTAATGCAAATCTCGGAATGTATGACTTCTGTTTTGGCAGCATCGACTTCATGTATTCATTCTCAAATTCGCTGTTTTGAACTTTGGTAATCTCATTGAATATCCTCTTCCATTCTTTTTTAGCTTCAGTATCAAATTTGCAAATGTAAGATTGAATCTCACCTTCATTAGTATACTCAATTAATTCTCTCTTTACTACTTGATAGAAGGTAACAATGTAATCATTATACCAGGTTAATATATCTTCAGACATCTCATTCTCATTGTAGTGATCAACCTCCAGTTCAGGAAAACAAGTAAGCATCCTATCAATGAATCCATTATCTTTATTCTCTTCAGTAAAGAATTGCGTTAAAATAGATGGTTGTATACCTCCCAATACCGGAATGATTGGACTTTCTACAAATGAACTCTTAGCTGTCTTTCTGTTTAATGTTATTCCTTTGTTTGACCAGGATGATAACCAAAACTCTAAGTCTGATCCTGCTCTATACTTGTTCATGTCCTTAAACCATCCTGCTAACTCATCCTTAAATACACCTACACTATTCTTATTCTCTTCATGCAGTTCAATTAATGCTTCTTGAGTGATGTCATTAACGATAAACTGCGTCTTAAATGGCTTCTTAATCTCTTCAGTATATTCCTTTTCTTTCTTATCTAACTCAACAAATGCCTCATATTTTTTGTACTGCTTAATGAATGTCTTTATTTCTGTATTGTTCAGCTTCGATAATGGTTGTATGATGTGAGATATACTCGGAGTCTTTCCGATACCTGCCTTACCTACAATACTTATCCATACATTGACTGATTCAATCCATCCCGACTTAACCTGAATCTTAAAACTATTACCGATGATTACAGATATTAGCCATAACAATGAGCATCCCATAAAATCGATTGAACTGTCTAATGTCTTATTACATTCAAGCAGGTAGTTCTGTATTCTAATCGGGAAGATCTCAATAGGGAACTGGAGGTCTTTCTTATCAATCTTAATAACTCTACTCAATGTCTCTACTTCCTTAATTACTCTGCTACCATATCCTTTTGAATAAAGTTCCTTAGCAGATGCACTCCAGTCTCCTTTGTGATATTTATAGGTATAGACTGCAAATGGATTCAATCCTTTTTCATTAGGATACTGTGTTCCGGTAGTGAATAAGAACATTAAGTCCTTATCATGGAATAAGTATCCGCTATGAGCAGATGTCGCTCCATGTCTCCGAATAATGGTCTTGTTAGATAGCTTCTTAATTACATCGAACTCATCCTCTATCAATTCCCATACAGATGTCCTGGTGTTATAATCATCCCATACAGATACAGATACATTAATCGATTGCTTATGAACCTTATGATCAATCTTCACCTCATCCTCAATATGGTTATAGTACTTACTACATTGAAACAGTACTTCTCTATCCTTAATGGATATTTCTGATATCTGAGTATAGTTTTTCTTAGAGATGCAGTTATCATAAATAAAAACATAACCTGCCTTCCCTCTCGTTTCAATAATTGCTTCTTTATAATCCTTTAACTTAGCAATCTTCTGATTTCCTCCGATCTCCTCGCATTTGTAAAGAATGTGGTATCCATTGTTTACTGTCTTATAGATGACAAATTTGGTATCGAAATCATCAATATTATCATTCAAAAAGGAAATGTACTCATTCCAAAAGTCCTGCTGCATTTTTAACGATGGTAGAATCTTTAAATCAATATCGATAACTTCCAGGTTATTATAACCGGTGCAGATACCAAATCCTTTTGTTGTATCTAAATTATAGTTCCTTTCCAAATCATTCTTTGTAATCTGCTCTGTTTGGTATTTCTTCCATTGAACATTAGGTACTTTCTTATCTCCAATAGTAATGATAGACAAGTCATGATCAAGTAATTTGTTAAGATATGATAGGGATATTTTTTTCATAGTTTTTATAGTAGATTGCAATGATACAAAAATATTTCGATTTTAAACTCTTTAAACCAATTTTAAACCAAACATTTCAATGTTAATAGGCATTTACAGGTTTTTAAACCAGGTACAGGTTTAAAGTGTAAAATCAATATTTTTTTTTCAGAAATTTATTTTATTTTATTTTTCTGTTTTTAAACCATAAAGGTTTAAAGTATTGATTCTATTGCCTTATATCGTTTTTTTTGGTTTAAAATGGTTTAAAAAGTTTAAACCATAATAAAACCTATAAATTTCTTTTATAGGTCTTATTATTAGTTACTTACCTAAAAAGGCATATCATCTACTATTGGAGCAGGTAATGATTTTATGGTCGGTGCTGTACCAATTACTTCTACTTTCCAACATTCAATTGTATTAAAGTACTTTACTTCACCTTTTGGACTCATCCATTCCTTGCCTCTTAAATTAATCTCTAAGGATACTTCTGTTCCGACTGATAGATTATCAAGCATAACACATTTATCATTCGTACATTGTACTGAGATGTGCTGCGGATACGTTGGATTGTCATTGGTGGTAATCACCAATTCTCTTTTCTTGAACTTATCGGATACCTGTTCTGTTTGTCCGACTAACTTTACTTTGCCTTTTAGATTCATTTTTTTTGTTTTTAGTTAATTTTACCTAATTTATTATTAATTTTACTTGCATACTCATCAAGGTACTCTCGGCATTTTACAACCTTGTCAATAATCTCCTGGACTAATTGGGAATCTGATTCCACATTATACGCAGTCCATCTTTCCTCAATCGGCATATCTGAGTAGATCACCTCATTACCAAAGTTACATTCTTCCGGTGTATCACATAGACCATAGAATAGAATAGCTTTTGGTTTATTGTACAGTTCCATGTATCCTCTTAACTGCCACTCGTAATCCTTATCTAATCCATTACAAGCTGCATGAAGTCCTTTTCTGTTCCATACCGACTTAACATCAACAATGGTATCATCTAACTGCACATCGCAAGTACCAGTAAAGTATTCATCTTCCTTATGTTCATCGTTCTTAAATGCTAATCCTTTGTCTAAGACAGATGCCATTAAGTCAATACATTCAATCTCAACCATGTTGCCCTTATCGAAGTATTTAGAATGGATTTCTTCATTATCATTGGCGTACCAGTTCTCTAAGTATGTTTTGCATCCTGCTGATAATTCTCCTTTAACCTTAGCATTGGACATAATTTGTCCAATTGCTGAGCATCTGATCTTAAATAATCGCATCTCTTACCTCCTTACTTAACTTGTATTTCGTTTCTACTTGCTCAATCGTAGCTTTGCCATTTGTGATTGCATCCTTTACTTTGATGAAGTTTGGACTGTCTAAGATCAGATCAGGCAATGTCTTAAGTACTTTCTCAGATTTGATACGCAATGCATCAATAAACTCTCCGAATGCTTTAATCTTAATCACCACTAACTTGAATGATGTTCCAATCCATTTCTCTACATAAGGAGATCCGCTAAGATTAGTCAGCATTTTACTGTTGGTGGCATTCATGATCATCGGTTTGTAACCTTCAGTAAAGTGAACGATGGTATGTTCTTCAGTTCCTTCCTGACCTTTAACCATTTCTCGTTTTACATCTTTAACTGTTACGATACGTTCCTCGCCAGGTTGAAAGTCATACGATCCTAAGTATAACGGATTCTGTAATTTTTTCCAATGTGTTAGTTGTTTTTCCATAGTTTTTAAAAATATAAACCCCTAATTAATAAAGCCGAACCGCCAAGAACTGCAATATCAAAAAGGGGTAGTTAGTTAGTTTAGATTTCATTTTGGCGATTCTTTGACAAATGTAATTAAATAATTAGATTAATCAATAGTTAATTGTGTGTTTTCTTTTTTAAATCTATTGTTAGCTTCCTTCATATTTAAAATAGCTTGTTTATAATAACTATCTTTTAATTCAATTCCAATAGCTTTACGACCCATTGAAACAGGACTAAAAACCTCGCTACCTACACCCATAAAAGGGGTTAAAACAACTTCGTTAGGATTTGAATACAATTCAACAATACGATCAATAACATCTAATTGCAATGGATGTACGTGTTTTTCGTCATCTTCTTCACGTGAATCTCTAAATGGTAATACATTATCTATTCTAATATCATCCCATACAGATGATGCGTATCGTTGCCAAATATAATGATTTAATTTAGTTATTTTATTATCTTCATTAATTATGTTTAAATGTTTCCATAATTGATCTTCATTAAATTCAGTTCCATTAGCATTATTCCATGCCCTTAAAATATTTGGTAAAATAGGTATTTCTCCTGCATAATGATTTATTCCAAATGGATGAGTTACCGGTACTTCATTTATTCCTTTTTTAGTAAAAATTAATACATAGTCAGGCATTGCAGTAAAACATTTTGTACTATCTTCTACAATAAATTTATGCATTAAAGATTGAACCATTGTACGCATTCTAACCTTCAAAGGTTCTTTCCAAATAGTAATACGATTTCTATATTCAAATCCATATTTAGTATGCAATCTTATTATTTCATTAGGGAAATCCCATAATCTACAAGTATTATCAAATACATCAGTACAATGAACAGCAGATATTCTACCAGGTTTAGTTACCCTTGCAATTTCTTTTATTAAAAATTCATATTGATCTAAAAACTGCTCTTTACTTTCACAATTAGAAAAGTCATTTTCTGAACTTGAATAGTTATAAAGACCTGCAAAAGGAGGACTATAAACTGATAAATCAATACTTTCATCTTTCAATGTTGGCATTACTAACATACAATCACTATTATAGATTGCGTAATTTTCTGTAACCGTTTGGTCTTTTACTTTGTTTTCCATTTTTTTTAGTTTATAAATTTAGGTTTAATTAATTCTTTATTAAATTCTTTTGTATTATTAATAAAAGAACTGTTTACATTTTTTGTTAAGTTTTCATGTAATTCAATTGCTTTTTTTGTTTTTTGTTGTAGAGCTTCTAATACTCTTGTTTGTCCATCTGAAATTACCATATCAATTGTAACATCATTTTTTTGTCCAAACCTCCAAAACCTTCTTATAGATTGATAGTATTGTTCGTAACTCCATGTAGGGAAAAATACTGAATGATTACAATGTTGCCAATTTAATCCCATTGAAGTCATCTTTGCTTTTGTGATAATTCTTTTAATATCACCTTTTGCAAATGCTAAAAGTATTTCCTCTTTGCGTTCAATAGATTGACTTCCTATTATTTCGACAGCATATTTATCAGAATGTTTTAAAATAGTACTTTCATTATTTGTATTACACCAATAAACAGAAGTCTTTCCACTTGCTAATTCAATAGCTTTTTCACATCTTTTATCCTCTGTTTGTTTTTGTTCTAATCTAACTTCGGTCATACTTTTAGCAATTGGAACAAACATAGTAGTCTGTCCATTTATATCAAACATTGATTGATTTTCAATAATATGTTTATTTACTATTAATTTAGGTAAATTATAACGATCATTACTAAATCCTAAATCGCTCGGCATTTTAACCATAATTGACCATTGATTTACCCATGCAAAAAAATCCTTTTCAGCGTGTGGTTTTAAATAAAATTTCTCTCCTATATTTCTATTTGTAGAATCAACTGAATTTTGATTGTTTTTAAAGAACTTACCTAACATATCCATGTAACCCATATATCCTAACGCTTCAGAACTTGTTCCTAATTCTATAAAGTCATTAGGGGAAGGTGTTGCAGTAGATAGATACCTGTAAGGAATTTTTTTAACAAATGCAGTAACCTGACCTTTAATTTTGCCATCAAAATTTTTAAGTATTGAACTTTCATCTAAAATAACACCTATAAAATCATTGCTATCAAAATAATGTAACCTCTCATAATTACAAATAACAATTTTTTTAGTATGCTTACCATCTTTTGAATATTCAATGTCATCTATTCCTAACTTTTCAGCTTCTAAAATAAACTGAAAAGCAACTGCTAAAGGAGTTAAAATTAATACTTTTTTATTAGTATGGTTAATAATATTTTTAGCAATAGATAACTGAATTAAAGTTTTACCTAATCCAGTATCTGCAAAAATTGCCATTCTACCCTTTGTAATAGCTTTATCAATTATGTATTTTTGAAAATCAAAAGCAATATCAGGAATGTAATTTGCTTCAAATCCAAAGTTACCTATTGAATGTTTTTTGTTTTTAATAAAATCTTCGTAATTCATAGTTTTTGTTTTTAAATTAATTAATAAATAATGAACTGTAATATTCTACACTAAAATAAGAGATAAAGTGTGAATCTGTTTCGGCATTATACCGGATGTGAGCATTCGGAAATGTCTTTTGTATTTCCTTTAGTTGTGCGATCATTTCTTGCATCTTCCTACAATATCATATTCGTTAATACAAAAGATGGTAACTGAATCGCAATACTGCTGATACTTTAAAACATACTCAATCTTTACTGCTTTGATCTGTTCTGCTGATTCTTTGCTTTTGTTGATGTAACTTCCTGCATAGATCATGGTAATTAAGATTACAAGTAGTAACCACTGGAGGTCTTTCTTCATGCACAAAAAGTTGAACAGATGAATGCCTTATTGTCAATCGTGCTATCTGTAGGATCATTCTTAATAGTTTCTAATAAATCTCTTTCTATTAAATAACTTTGAGCAATCCGTTCTGCCTTATCGTTTCCTCTGAGAGTAGCTGAATGAATAGTAAAGTCCTCATACTTATTCTTTACATACTTATACGATAACTTGAGATGCTTTGCTGTTGTTTCAGGTGTCATGCCTTTAAGATAGCAATCGTATACCTGTTGCTGTGAATTTGCTTGTGTTATTTTAGTCATTTATCGTTAGTTTATCTAAACAATCTGAACATACATCGATTGCTTTTAGGTTTATCATTAAAATGTGCAAATCCCATTGGCAACATTCTTTTCCGCATTCATGACATTTCGTATCATTCTCGGTAGGTGTATCTAACTTCCAGTCATCGTAACTCATATTAGGTTCTCCTCTCTTAAAGTCATCATTTGACAGAATGTAAACTCACCATCCTTAAGTCTCGAATACAATGTACTTCTGCTAATGTTAAGCATCATTGATATTGCTTTCTTACTGATGCCTTTCTTCTTAATGGATTTCTCCAGTACTTTTCCGTAGTTTATCTCTCTCATTAGTATTCAATTAAATGGGTTTCTCTTCTGTACTTCATTTGGCTTTTTACATGGATAGTTACTTTATCCTTACTGAAGTAGAACAGTCTTTCTTCATTGCCGAACATCTCAAATGGTTCGTATACTTTAACATTGTAATCTGCGGCTAATAGCTTTAGAATGTTATCATTTGCTACAAAGATTTTAGCTGTAATACCTTCGACATCTAATGTGTTAAGTAGTGTGATCAGCTCGTTAATTTTGATTTGTGTTTCTGTTTTTGTCATAGTTTTTGATTGTTTTGGTTAATGATTGATTATTTCTGTTTTTAATGTATTTCATCCATGCAGAGTAACTTATGAATCTGTGGTCAGGATGTGTGGTGGATTGTATTAGTATCATAGTTTGTTTGTTTGATTAGATGATTTCTTCAATAGTTCTAAAACTTCTTCATATATTTTAATTTTATATTTTCGTTCTTCACTATATTCATTTGCCATAACACCTCCTCCACTTTTATTACACCTATAATGCTCTTCTTTTTTGCGTTCAATTTCTTTTTCTAATAAACTAATAGCTTTTTTCATATTTATATTTATAAATTTATATTTCTACCAAATAAGTAATGTATCTTTTTCTAAAGTTCCACAGATATGGAAAGACATACTATCATAATGTGATAAATCAATACTTGCCAAGTAATTAATGGCATTTAATGGTGTCATGTCTTCTTCATCCTTAATCACAATATTTTTGTATTCTGGATGTTGTGCGATGTAGCGAATTAAATCTAATACTTTCATTTGTTTAGGGTTTTAAATTATTTGTTTGATTTTGATAGGACAAATGTATATCTTATTTACATTCGCCCGACATAAGTGTATAAAAATAATTATAACTGACTGATAATCAGCGAGAAAAAATGCAAAATAATTTGGAATATATAGCAGATATCTGTTTTTTCTTATTTTATTAGGTATCTTTGAATGTGAAAAGAAACGATATACTTCTGTTTATCTACAATTCTAAAGCTGTCAAGTCATCTGCAATCCGCATTACCAAAGGAGATGACCTATATAATGACCTCTTATCTGAACTGTTGATTATCGTTGCTGAGATGGATATTGAATACCTGGTTAATCTTTATAATAAAAAGACATTAGAGATATACTGTTATAAGATAATGTACTACCAATATACTCAACCTCACATGGCTTTCTACAAGAAATATAGAAGCTGCGAAACAACAACAAAAGGAGAAGTATACGAAGATGATAACATTGATCAGATACATTCAGATGTAGTATTACTGATGAATAAGATAGAAAAGAAGATAGCACAGAAGAGATTTCCGACAGAGTTCAGATTGCTTGAACTGTACGTTGAGCATGGTACTTATAGGAAGGTGGGATCATTGGTGGGTATATCGTTTAAGACAGTCCAGTACATGGTTAAAAATATAACAGAAAAAATAAAAACACAATATGATATTAGTTGTAACAAGTAGCAGAATAACAGGTCTGCAATACCACAGACAGATAGTTCCTTTTGCATCATTAGGGATTGATGTAGAATTTACCTATAATGAATCTGAACTAACAGATGACTATTTAAAGAAGTTTAAATGTATATCCTTCCTGCGAGAGATCAAGTCTGATGTGACCAGGTACAAACGATTAGGATTAAAAGTACATTTTGACATTGATGACTATTGGGTACTACCAAAGAATCACAGTCTCTATCTTCAGTATAAGAATAATGGATATGGTGAAAATACTATACAAGCATTAAAGGATGCTGACTTTATTACTACTACTACTAACTACTTAGCAAGTAGAATAAGAGAGTACAATCAGAATGTGTATGTATTAGCGAATGCCATTAATACTGATGAGGAACAATGGCAACCGAATCCGATAGAGACAACACATAACAGAATGAGATTCGGATATGTAGCAGGAGTTCATCATGTTGCTGATGTAGAGATGTTGTATCCTGAACTTATGAAGCTGTATAAAGATGAAACGATTAGGAATAAATGGCAGCTATTGACAGCAGGTTATAACTTCAACCAGGATGCGAAGGGTGAGATAACACCGAATCCATATTACAAGTATATTGAGCAGTGCTTTACTGGAGGGTATCATTTATTGAACTTGAACTATAGAGAGTTACTTATGTCGAATCGAGTATTAGAGTTCAAAGATATGGATGAACCATACATGAGACTAAATGGAATGCCGATCTTAGATTATGGTAAGCTATACGATTCTATTGATGTGGCATTAGTTCCATTGATCAGCACAGAATTTAACCGGAACAAATCGCAGCTTAAACTAATCGAAGCAGGATTTAAGAAGAAAGCGGTGATAGTCTCCAATGTTATACCTTATCGTGATGATATTACTCTGCACAATGTATTAGTATCTGCCGATAAGAAATGGAAGGATAACATTAAGTACCTGGTAAAGAATCCGAATAAAGTAGAAGATTTAAAAGAGAAGCTATTTGAGTATGTATCGGCAAGGTATGACATTAAGATAGTGAATGTAGAACGTAAACAGATATTTGATAGATGGTTAGCATAGGAATAGGGATAACTACTTACAATCGACCTGAGTGTTTAAAGGAGTGTTTACAGCATATCTATAAACATACCTTTACAGATAATGTAAAGTTTTATGTAGCAACAGATACCGATGAAGATCGTAGAGGTGTAGCATTTAGAAAGAATGAATGTCTCAGATCTTTAAAGAATTGTGACCATATCTTCCTATTCGATGATGACTGCTATCCGATTAAGGATGGATGGATTGAGTTCTTTATTAATGCAAACAAAGAGCATTTATTATATCTAAATAAGAATCATGTGCAGTTATCTACGGATGGACATTGCAGTTACTATCATGAATGTGGTGGTGTATTCATGTATATCAGGAAGGATGCATTAGATAGGGTAGGTGCATTTGATGAAAAATTCATGCATTTCGGCTTTGAACATGCAGATTATTCAATACGAATTTTAGGAGAACGTCATGCCTATCCCATGCTGAATGGTACTGATAACTATATCTATTCAAAGGATTATTCAGATTACTTATTCCATAGTTCTTCAATCTCTATTTTAGAGAGGAATCAACACATAAAAAATAATTGGGATAAATTCTTCAATGAACCTATTAAAAGTGTATTTTTGCCATTATGAAGATTCTATTGAAATATACTTCGAGATCAAGACGATCTAACTTTCTTAGAGGGTATGATTCTATATTGGATAAAATAGCTAACAGAGAGGATTATCATGTACTGATCTCAGTTGATAAAGATGACCAAAGTATGTATCCTCTTCCGGTGTTAGATGGTAACCATACCTTTGTAGTGGGTAACAGTAAGAATAAGATTGATGCTATCAACAGAGACATTAATCAGTTCGATTATGACTTTGATATTCTTATTAATATGTCTGATGATATGATCTTCACTAAGAAGGGATTCGATGATATTATTCGTGCTGAATTTTACAAAGACCTGAATCAGTACATTCACTTTAACGATGGTAATCAGAAAGACAATGTATGTACAATGCACATCGTAGGAAGAGAATATTATAACAGATTTAAGTACATTTATCATCCCGAATACATATCTTTATGGTGCGATGTTGAGAATGACATTGTAGCGAAGCAGTTAGGATGTTACAAGTACATGGGTGATAACCTTAAACTATTTAGACATCTTCATCCTGCATGGGGGTTAGCACCTCAAGATGCATTAAGTATTAAGACAGAGGATAGAGTATTGTGGATAGCAGATGAATTGACATTTAACAAACGTAAAAGAAAGAACTTTGGACTATAAACTATCAATCCTTATCCCGACATTACAGTCAAGAGAAGCTACACTACTCAAGACTGTTAATCTACTCAATAGACAGATAGTAGATTGCAATGCATTTAAAGACATTGAGATAGTTATCGATACAGATAACAGAGAAACACCAACAG